CGCTCGACGTTCTCGCTGACGCGCTTGCGGGCTTCGGCCTGCGCGGCTTCGTTCGCCTGCCGCTTCTTCATCAGCTTGTAGTCGCCGATGCCCTTGCCGAGATGTTCGAGCGGATTGGCCGCCGTGTAGACGCGCCCGCTGGAGCGTCCTTCCGGCGTCGCCATGCGCAACGCCTCGGCCTGCGCCATCTGCTTCTCCAGCGCGTCGATTTCCTGCACGTCGCCGTAGTTGGCGAGCATCGCGGCAATCTGCGCCTGCTCTGCGGGCGACATCGTGCCCGCCTGCGGTGCCTGCGGAGCGCCCGGCACGCCCTGCGGGTACATGGCCGAAGGCGGCAGCGGCTTCCCGGTGTAGGGGTCGATGTTGTTCATGTCACTTCACCTTCGAGTAATCGACGAAGTTGATGCCCGCAATCTGCGTGACTGCGTGCGGCACTTCGTCTGCCATGACGCCGACCATCTCGGCACCGCCGAAGATGTACCGGAACTTGTAGAGCGGCGTGCCGCCCGGCGTCGTACCGATGCGCCGGATGTCACGCTTGAAGCGACGGTCGGACATCATAAACCCGCCCGCCATCGAGCCGATGCCGCTCATCATGCCCTGCATCGCCTGCTGCTCCGCGTTGAAGCGGTCGAGGTCGGCCTGCCCCTGCGCCTGAGCAGCGCCGAGGTAGTTCGTCGTGTCCGACTTCGATGCAGTGTTGAAGCCGGGCATCGAGGGCATCCCGACCTGCTGGCCCGACATGAGCGCGTTGATTTCGTTCAGCGTCCAGCCGCGCTTCTGCATCTCCTCCGCGATCTGCTGCTGGCGAAGCTGCGTCTGGTACTGGCTCGCCTGCATCTGCTGCTGGAAGTCCTGCGAGCCGCCCTGCATCCGCTGCTGCCAGTCCTGCGCCTGCGCGGCGTTCGCGAACTCGCCCTGCGTCGCGCCCATGCCGAACTGCCCGAGCGCGGCCTGATTGCCGAAGCCTGCGAGGTCGCGCTGCTCGCCCGTCAACTGCGCACGAGTGGCCGCGTCCATGCCGAGGTAACGCTGCGCTTCCGCGCCGCTGCCGATGGTCGCCTGATACTGCGCCTGTTGCAGCGCGTCGCCCTGCGACTGACGCAGGCGCTCCATCTCCTGATCGTAGGCTTCGTCGCCTTCCTTCAGGCCCGCGTTGTACAACTGCGTGCGCAGCGCCGCCGTGTCGCGCTCCTGCTGCGGCAGCGCACGCGACGCCCACTGGTTGTAGATGGCGTCCTGCGCTTCCTGCTGGTAGCGCGAGGCAGGATTCAGTTCCGGCCCCTGAATGTCGTAGCCGCGCTGAAGCTGCTCGCCCTGAAGCTGGCCCTGAATCGGGCCGCCCTGCACCTGACCGGGCGCACGCACGTCGCCGCCGCCCTGTCGGATGTTGCCCCAATCCATCGCGGTGCCGAACTCATCCTGCAAGCGCCCCGTCATCGAGGAGCCGAGTTGGCTGCGGTCACGCTGCAACGCAAGCTGCGCGTCGAGCGCGGCCTGCGCATCAGGATCGAGTTGCGTGACCTGCGCCCAGCGGTTGAGGTACTGCTTCGTGGACGGGTCCCAGACCTGCTGGTTTTCCCAAGTCTGCGAGCCCCACGGCGTAAACTGGTCCGGGCGGTTCGCCCACGTCTGCTGCTCAGTGACCTCGCGTGACGCTTGGCCCTGCGCTTCCGCAGCCGCCGCGTAGTCCGGGGCCTTCGGTGCCGACTTGCTCATCTCAGACCTCCTGCATGTTCCCCGGCGCAGCGCGACCGCCGCCACCACGCAGCGCGTTTACACGCGCCTTGTTGTAAAGGCCCCGCGCAGCCTGTCCGAGCCCAGCCATCCCCGTCTGCTGCTGCGGGGGAGCGGCAGGAGCAGCAGCGGGAGCCTGCGGCTGCGGCGGCTGCTCGGGAGCCTGTTCCGGCATCGGCTGCCCCCCGCCCGGCATCTGCGGAGACTGGCCGCGATTCCTGAAGCGGTCGGCGAACATGCCTGCCGCAGCGCCAAGTCCTGCCATGCCCTGCGGCGGCATCTGGCCCGGCTGGCGCGGCATCGCCTGCATACGGGCACGCCACTCCTCGATGCCTCCGGGCATCCCCTGCGGGCCGCCCTGCTGACCTGCCCATGAGGGGCGCGTCGCTGCGCCCGGAGGAGCTTGGCCCGGCTGACCGTAGCTAGGCGGCGCGTTTCTGTTCTGCATTGATGCGGTACTCCGAAATGATGATGTCGATGCCGTCGTCCCAGCCATCCTTGATGCGGGCGATTTCGTGCCAGCCGAGCCGTCCGAAGATCATGCGCAGCGCACGCACGTTGTCGCCGGGCGTGGTGCCGATGACCTTCTTCTTCCCGTGGCTCGCGAGGTACGCCACCACTTCGCGCCAGAGCGGCATGATGCAGCGCGGATGCTTGATGAACCAGTGCGCAGCAACGCTCGTGTTGGTCCAGCCGTCGAGGCCGACCATGCCCATGATGACGTTGCGCTGACCGTCCCAGAACCACGCAACGATGCCCCCGAACTGAGGACCGGGGTGATAGCTCGTTGCCTTGGTGAACTCCTCGTAATCTGAGGGCACCATTGCGCGGAATTTGATTGGAGGCTTCACAACATGCCTCCACGGTCGAGCAGCACGTCGGTCCCGATGAAGATAGTTTCGAGTGCGCTCTGCCCCTTCATTGCGACGGCAATGTGCCGACCGATACCTGCTGCGCCACGCGGCGGCTGATCCACGATGTAACTGCCGCCCCAATACGAGGCATCCCAGACGCCCGTGTTCCACAAGCCCGTCGCAGGATCGACGTAGGGGGGCGAGTAGGTGATCTTCTGAAGGTCGAAGTCGTAGCTCGCCTTGACGGCGTAGAGTGGCCGCGCCGTGCCGATGAACTGCGGGCGAAGGAACTGCACCCGCTTGAACTCCGGGGTGCCAGTGTAAAGCTGGTAGCCGGTCAGCATCTCCCAATCAATCGCTCGACCACTGTTGCCCTGATCTTCGAGCAACACGTTGTCGCTGAATCCGTCGTACACGAACACGCGATTGTCAGGCGTGCCGAAGAAGAAATCCTTGTCCCACGACTCGCAGCAGAGCATCGGGATGCCGAGAAACTGCGCCCACGAGCGCGTTGCCGTGTTGTAGACGAACTGCATCCACGGCACGCCGACTTCCTTCGGCGTGGTGACGAAGATCAGTTGCCCACGCGGAAACAGCTTGATGGACCAGCCATGCTCGTTGGCGAGGCGATCCATGAAGCTGTTGATGCGCGGGTTGATCTTGTAGCTGATCGACACGCCTTCGTCGGTGACGGGCAGGCCCGCGATCATCTTCGAGGTCTGGATGACGCCGTAGGTTGAGAGCAGCAACAGTTCGCCGCCCATGTCGTCGCCCTGCCTGCGCCCCTGCACGGCTTTGCCGATATACCACCAACCGACCATGTTGAAGGTCGCAGCCTGCGCCGGGTCAGTGCCCTTGTAGACCACGAGGTCGCCCGCGCTGCCGACAGCAATCAGGTAGTCATCCACGCCTTCGCCTGCGTCGAGCGTCCAGTTCCAGAGCGACTTCAGCCAGCCGCCGTACTTGAACTTGTTGCCGAACTCGAATTTCGTCGCGTTGCCGCTGATCGAACCCACGGGCAGATACCACGCCGTACCCGAGTTGCGCTCAATGAACCACACCCGGTTCTTCCAGACCATCACGAAGTCCATGATGGCTTCGTCGGGTCCGGTGATCGAGCCGACCGCCCAAGTGTCCGTGCTGGCGGTGTAGACGTAGTATCCGTTGGCGAGGTCGCACACGAGCAGGAATTGCCCTGCGGTTGTCGCGTAGTGGTGCCACGAACACCAGCCCGCAGGATCGTCCTTCACGGGCCAGTTCAGCACCTTGACCGGCGTGCCGTTGGCGTCGCTGACTTCGTAGATGCCGTCACTCGTGACGGCAAAGAGCTTATTGACCGGGTTTGCCGCAGCCTGTTGAGTGTTGAACGGAATGAGCGTGCGCACGCCGTTGCCGAGTGGCACGGGCTGGCACCACTCCCGGTAGCCTTTGCGCACTGCGACCCCGTACTCCTGCGGGATCAGGTTGTAGAGGAACAGGGCATCCTCTGGCGGCACGTTGCCAGCGCCAGCGATGGCGTTGATGCCACCCTGCGGGGCAGGCAGGAACGCAGTCTGCGTCAGTTGTGGCTGTCCGCGCCTGTTCAACATCATGGGCCGCACGGGCATCGTTAGCTCCCGTAGCCCGTCTCAGGCACGTTGACCAGCGAATCGAGCGGCCTCCAGAGCGGGAACACACCCTGCGCGAGGTTGAGCTTGGGCGACGGCTGGTTGTGCCCGGCAATCGTCTCGAAGATGAGCGTGAACTCATCCTGCGCCTTCGTCGTGTCGAAGCCCTTCGCTTCGAGGAACTTCAGGCGCAGGCCCTTCACGAACATGATCGGGTCGTAGCGAACGATGTCCGCGTAAGCGGTCACTTCGCCCTTGTAGACCGGGTTCTGCGGGTCGCTCTGCCCGTCGATGACCCAATTCCGGCTCATGTACATGTACTGGATCGGGATGTCAGCAGGCGGCGGCTGCGGGAACAGTTGCAGCTTGCCGTCTGCCTGCCGGAACCACGCATAGATCGACACGGTGTACAACTGCGACGCCGTGAGGTAGCTCCAGATTTGCGGCGAGGCAGGCCCCAGCAGCGGGTATGCCGCGCCGGGGTCGCCCTTCTGCCACTGCGTCTGGTCGAGCATGTAGGCGAAGTCATCGGGCAGGTCGTAGATGCCCGAATCACCCGCCTGCGTGGTGAACTCGTGCTGCCGGATCAGCAGTTCCCAATAGTGATAGTGCAGCAGTGAGTTCACCACGCAGGCGGGTGAT